TGGGAAGTAACTTATGTAGCACATGTAGTTCGTACAGAACTCTTTGCCGCTCTTGAGTCCGGTCTTTGGGAGCGCGAAAACTATGGCGTTTCAATTGGCGGCACAGGTATTCCAGTTTCATCCTCCGAGGATGGAATTGTATTCGGCGAAAGATTCCGATTTGACCACTTGGCTATTGTTCACAAACCGGCATATCCACGCGCTAACATCGAATCAGTACAACGAATTGAGGTCGCAGAAACAGAAGAATCTCCTGTCGAAGAGGAATTAGAGGCTTCTGAAATGCTTAAGTATGACTCAATACTTGACCAAGAACAACAACAGGTGATTGCGATGACCGATGAAGAGATGAACGACGCTAACAACGAGATGGAGGCACTTAAGGCTGAACTCGTTTTGGCTAACGCTAGAGTAAACGAATTTGAGGCCGCAGAAGCAGCCCGTGTAGAAGAAAGCCGAATGGAATTGGTTTCCGAGGCTTCTGAAATGGGTATGAGCGGTCATGAAGACCTATCCACAGACACACTAAAGAGCCTAATTGCGTCATGGCGCGAGGCTCATCCCGACCCGGAGCCAGTAGAAATGGCTCCAGTCGCAGAACCACAGGTTGCTTCCGAAGAAGTTATTGCTTCCGAAGTACCAACAAAAGTGGTCGCTAACTATCTCAACGGCAAAATGGTCGAAACCGACGAAAGCACCTATGCTAAGGCATGGAACGCATGGGCTTCCGCTTGGAACAAGACATTGGCCGTTGCTGAGCGCAATACAATGAGCGCACCAAA